GAACTAGTACTAGTGGAAATATTTTCCTGTGGATACTTTAAAATAGTATCCAATATATTCTTGGCTGTTGTTAGCATAAGCAAATTCACCACCATTAGTATATTGATTAGGTTTTATTTGAGATTTTGGATAGTACATATTTTATGCTATTTTTTCGGGTAAATTGTTAACAAAGAAATCTACTTTACCTAAACCTTCTCGGAAAATATTTCCACTAGTACTAGTTCCTAATCCAGCATTAATTCTTACATAATTAAAGTTAGCAGCATCTTGTGTTGGTGATGAGGGTATAGAATTTTTACTTGCTAAGAAAAACAAAGCAGTAAAATGAGCAGCTATTTTATATATTCCACCCTCAGCTTTATTTAATAAATCAGGATTAGCTACTATATCTACTTTCCCCGCTTTAGAACCTTGGGTAGCATATGCTTTATTATATTTTTCATAGCTACTTTTAAAAGTTAATTGATTAAAACCTCTACCTCTATATTTGTATCCATCCCCAGGTGAAGTGTTTCCATATAATCCTTTAGGATTTTTCTTACCTACTCCATAAACAAGATCATAAAATTTATTATTATCCTTAGCTAATGCTTCTAATTCAGAAGCTTTATTTGGAGGATATAATCTACCTAACCAAGGCCAAATAGCAACTAATCTGCTATATTTTGTACCTCCATAACCAAATTCATTTTTTGGTTGGAATCCTGATTCTTTAGAAACAACACCTAAAATAGCTCTAGCTTCTATATCTGTAAATCCATATGATATGAGAGTATTATATAAATAAATAGCGTTAGCTTTTTGGTTTTGAGTTAAATTTTTCCAAGTGGTACCTGTTGTAGATTGAGTTCCTCTACTTGAATTTCTTGAAGCTTGATCAACAACACCTTCACCAACTGATGAACCAAATGGGTCTTTAGGAATAGCCATTGATTCTAAAGTAGTAATCCATTGATTGCCTTCAATAGTATTGGAAATACCTTTAATAATAAATTCTAAAGAAGAATATAAAAAATTAATTCCTTATTTAAATACACAAGGATATACTTGGAGGGGATTATCTTTTAAAGAAAATGATTTAATTTTCATAACATTTCCTATAAAATTTGAATTTAATGATAGTGATAAAGATTTAAGATTATAATATTAAATAATAAATAGTTATGTTACAAACATCAAAACCAACATATGTAGAAGACCTAATAGATGATCCTAATTTTAATATAGAAAATTATTATGGATATGTTTATATGACAATAAATCTAGATACTAATCAGAATTATATAGGTAAAAAAATATTTAAAAATACTACTAATAAAAAACTAGGTAAAAAGGAAACTGCTGCTTTACCGGTTAAACGTGGTAGAACACCTTCAAAAAAGAAAGTCATAAGTGAATCAAATTGGAAAGAATATTATGGTTCTGCTGATGAAGTTAAAGAATGGGTTAAGAATACACCTAAATATAAATTATTACGTGTTGTTTTAAGATTATGTAAATCATCAAAAGAATTAACATATTACGAAACTAAATACTTATTTGATTATGATGTATTATTAGATAATCGTTATATTAATAGTAATATCCTTGGAAAATTTTATCCTAAAGATTTGGTTGAGTCAAAATAAATTAGTATATTTCTAATATGGAAAATGCTGCCCTTCTTGTATTATTAGAATCTGTTTTAGGTAAAGGTCAAAAAACTAGTAAAGGAAATTATTCATTTGTTTGTCCGTTTCACACTTCATCTCAAGTAGGAAAGAAGAAATTAGAAATTAATTTAATAACAAACGATAAAAAAGAAAATCCTTGGCATTGTTGGAGTTGTGAAGCTAAAGGAAAAACCATTCAAACGTTATTAAAACAATTAGATAATAATCATCCTAAATTAAAAGAGTTAAAATTAATAATTACTCCTTCTTCTAATAAAATATATAATGTAATTATTGAAGATATTAAATTACCTAAAGAATTTATATCATTATCTGAATTAGAACCTTTATTAACTGATAGAATTGCTCAAATTGAATCTAAACATGCTTTTAAATTTTTAAGAAAAAGAGGATTAAATAAAAATGATATAATAAAATATAATATTGGTTTTTGTAAAGAAGGTCCATATTCTCATAGAGTAATAATACCTTCATATGATAATAAAGGTAAATTAAATTATTTTATAGCAAGAGATTACACTGAAGAACAATTTCAAAAATATAAAAATCCACCTTTAGATACTAAATCTATAATTGGGTTTGAATTATATATAAATTGGGATGCTCCTATAATTTTAGTTGAAGGTATATTTGATGCTTTAACTATTAAACGTAATGTTATACCACTATTTGGTAAAAGAATACATGATATATTAATGAAAAAAATAGTATCATCAAAAGTTAATAAAATATACATAGCATTAGATCCTGATGCTATTAAAAGTTCACTTAAATATTGTGAAGAATTATTATCATTAGGAAAAGAGGTTTATTTAATTGAAGTTGAAGGAAAAGATGCTTCAGAAGTAGGTTTTGAAAGTTTTTTAAATACAATAGAAAAAGTACAACCTTTAACATTTCAAACACTACTTAATAGAAAATTAGAGATATGATAGATAAAAATGCAAATGTATTAAAAGATCCAAGAATAAAAAGAATAGTTGAATATAGTGAAGATAATAAACAAATAAACATATTAGACCAGCGTTTTTATAGAAGAAATGAAAAATATTATCCTTCGGTATCATCAATATTAAATTACTTTCCAAAAAACAAATTTTTCCATGATTGGTTAAAAGAAGTAGGATCAAATGCTGATATTATAGTACAAAAAGCAGCTACAGAAGGAAACCAAGTACACGGCGCTATAGAGGCGTTTTTAAATGGAGAAGAAATAAGTTGGTTAGATGAATGGGGTAACGCGAAATATTCGTTAGAAATATGGAAAATGATCCTTAAATTCGCTGAATTTTGGAATACATACAAACCAGAATTAATAGCTACTGAATATCATTTATTTTCAGATAAATATGAATATGCTGGTACAGCTGATATAATATGTCGTTTTCAGAATAAAATATGGTTAATTGATATTAAAACATCTAATTCATTACATACGTCTCATGGATTACAATTAGCGTCATATGCCAATGCCTGGAATGAAACACATAATGAGCAAATAACAGAAACAGGTATATTGTGGTTAAAAGCAGCTACTCGTGGTTCTGCCAAGGATAAAGTACAAGGTGCTGGGTGGCAATTAAAAATAATAGGAAATATTGAAAAAAATTTTGAAATGTTTTTAAAAATATATGATATTTACAAATTAGAAAACCCTGATAGTATTCCTATACACTTAATTTTACCTACTACAATTAAAATAAATATATAATATTTATTGGATATATTGATATTATGAACGAAATTAAAGTTAACAAACCATTTGCACCTCCTAAAGAATTTCCAATTGAAATAAATCTAAATAATTCTATTTCTATATTTAAATATTTACATGATTTAGGTTATAGATGGACATCAGGTAGATCATTAATAGATGATTATTACAGAGACCATATTTTTAGAGGAGGGGATAAAACTTTTTATATATATCCAGCTAGTAATAATAGTAAACAACTTTATAGAGGTGAATATACTGTTGCAACTAAACCTAAAAAACCAATAGAAAAAAATAATAGAGATTGGATTAAACCACATAAAGAAGAAACAAACGAAATTTTTAGTAAAGAATGGTGGAAAGAAACACTAGATTTAGACGAAATTAAAGTAGTTAATCCAAATATCCCTACACGATTTCCACTTAAAGTAAATAAAAATAGTTGGAGTTATGTTGCTAATTATTTAGATAAAAAAGGATATACATGGATTAATGGAAAAAAATTAATTAACTGGGATCCTTTTACTCTTGGAAAATTAGAACAGTTTGGGATAAATCCTGATAAAGATGACATATATTTAGCAGTATATGATGATGGTTCCATATCATGGAGTGAAGATATAAAAACTGCTGTTAAACAAATTCACCCATATCTTGAAATACCTATTAAAGATTATAATACTATAAATGAATCATCACCTATAAATTTTGAAGATGACGATTACCAGGCATATATTACTCAAAATAGAGATAAAATTGAAAAAGCAGCTGCATTTTTTAATCTTCCTATTCTAGATATGGAAGATATATTTTTATCAGGAAAAGAAGTAATTTTATCGGATGATATATGGAAAAATTTAGAAAATAGTAAATCATATAGAGTTAAAACGTTAGATGATGCTATTAAAAATGCTTTAAAAGCTGGGATAGATCCAAAACCATATATAGAAAATATTAAAAAAGGTGAAGATTTACCATTACCATTAGTATTATGTTATGGAATTGATAAATATTATTTAGTTGGAGGTGAAGTTATTTTATCTTTATATAGAGCTTTAGGTTCAATTCCAACAATATTACAAGGTAATTTAAATATTCAGGTTAAAGAAAACTTAACAAACATAATAGAAAATAAGGAATATTTAACTTTATTAGGAATATTTGTTAAATTTATTTGTAATGATTTAAAAATAAATATTCCTAAAATAAAAATAATAAATAACCCTAACTATACAGAAAATAATAATAGTTATGGAGGTTATGATCCAGTAAAAAATCAAATATATGTTGTGATTTATGAAAGAACATTGGCTGATTCGATGCGCTCTCTTTGTCACGAATGTTATCATGCTTACCAAAATTCAAAAGGAATATTAAATAATAAATCTGGAGAAGACGGGAGTAAAGAAGAAAACGCAGCAAATAGTTATGCCGGAAAAATAATGAGAATTTTTGGAAGACAACACCCAGAAATATTTTTCATGAAATGTGGTTTAGATGAAATTAAAGGAAATAAATTAAATTTACAAGAAGGCATATATGGTGATTATTTATTTGGTGATAAAGAATCAGGAGTTAGAATAAAATGGTACGATAAAGAATTAGAAGAAGATACACCTGCCGAAAAAGAATTATTTACTCGATTAAAAGCATATGCTGATTCAGAATTTGAAACATATTCAAATATGAATATAGATGATTTAAAACCATTATTTGATAAATTAAAAATTGAATATCCTGATATAGCTAATCCTAATTTACAAGGAGATTCTTATATATATAGAGGTACAACAACAACTATAGATAAATTAGAAGAATTAAAACAATTTCCTAATACATCTGAAGATAAAAGAAATATAATAATTCCTAATAAAGAATATTCATCTCAACGCCAATTATCATCTTGGAGTACAAATTATTTTAATGCTGCTTCATTTGCAATTGCTACAGCAGAACGTAAAGGTATGGTACCATTAATAGTTAGAGCTAAAGTTAAAGATGCTGAATTATATTTCAATCCAGAATTTATGAATAAATTAAGTTCACAACCTGAAGAAGAGGTATTAAATTCAACTAATCCTATTAATGTTGATGTACTAATAATTAAAGGATTTGATACTGAATTATATGATGATGAATATTTAGATGAAATAAAAGTGAATCAACCAATAACTAGACCTGTTATTGGTAAAATATATGATATAGTAACCTGGTATGCTCCTAGTGATATAGGAGAAATAAAAGATTATAATTATGAACCTTATGGTGAAACAATAAATGGAGAAGAAGGATGGTATTGGAGTAAAGGATGGAAATGGGAAGAAGATAATACTGATAGAGAATTAAAATGGATTGATATATATGATCCTTGGAATACAAGAGAATATAATATAAATGAAATAATTAGATTAAATAAAGATAATTTATCTGAAATTAAAATAAATCCTATTTCAATTAAATTTCCTATAATAATTAATTCATCAGAAGAATTTGATAAAATAAAACCATTATTTATAAGAGGTGGATATAAATGGTGTAATGGTCAAATAATAATAATAGATGATTTAAAAAATGAAAGTTTTCCTAGAAAGTTCTATATAAGACCAGGAACGGATAAAAATATATGTTCTGATTATCTCGGTGAAATAAACGAAATATTTAGTAAAGAATGGTGGAAAGAAACACTAGATTTAGATGAAATTAAAGTAAATAAAAATTAAGTTATGGCAGAATCAAAATTAATAAAAGATTGGAAAGGTAGTGATGTACAAAGAATGCGTAATATTATTACTAAAAATTATGGTGATAAAACTACAACACAAGTTGGATATACTAAAGAATATGTAAAACATATTGAAGGTGATATATGGGAAGAAAATAACAAACAATGGACTATAAAAAATGGTATTAAACAGACCATAACTAAATTAGATATAGTTAGAAAACAAGTATCTTTACCTTTAGTTTGTCCTAAATGTTCCAATTCAATGGTTAATCGATTAGATAAAATAATGTACCCTATTCATACTATGTGCTTTAATTGTGTTATAGATTATGAAACTGAATTAAAACGTTTAGGAAAATTTGAAGAATATCAAAATAATATAAATAAAAATGGATTGAAAATTCATTTACAAGAAACTGAAAATATATTATTAGAATTAATGATGGATAATGATAAAGGATCATTCATAACAGAAAATGGTGATATTGAAGCATGGAATAGTAATAATTCATTTAAAGAAATGTTAATTAAGGATATGCAAGAATATATTCAAAAAATTAAAGATACATTAAATTCATAATATTTATTAATATAATATAAATTTTAAAATTAATATGAAAACAAACCAAATACAAGAAATTATTCGTAAAGTTATATCTGAGGCAAAAGAAGATATAAAAAAGAAAAAAGAAACAGGATTACCTAAAAGTTCTGGAAAGTTAGTTGAACTTAAAAAAGAATTAACAAGTTTAAAGAGAATGAAAGAATCATTACCTCAATCTACTGTTAATGAAGGTGATGAAACAACAGGTTCATTAACTGTTGAATATGCTCATATGCAAAAATTCGTTAATGAAATTGAAAAAATTAAAGCAATGACTGCTAAATTATCTGAAATGTTAGGGACTCAAATAAATGAAGTTGAAGAAAAAATAAAATCTGAAACTCAGAAAATTAAAGAAATGATTGGTATTTCTGTTCCAACACCAACAATAGATGAAAAAAAGAAATCTACACCTGATATAAAAAAGAAAAAACAAACAACTGTAGCAGAAAAAAAATCAGATAATGATGTAAAATCTAAAACATCAAAAGAAGATAAAAAATCGCCGGTTAAAAAATAATATGAATAATAAAAGATTAATATTAGAAAAATATATTAAAGTGTCTGTACGTAAAGCTCTTAAAGAACAAGAGATTCAACGACAGAAAGCTGAAAAATCATTATATTTAGTATATAGATTTCCAGGACTTAAAAAAATAATGGAGGATTTAATGTCACCTTCCTTTAGTCATTATATAAAAAATATTAATATTACTGCTCCTAAACCTACTACATTTAAAATAGAATTAATTAATAATCAAGAATTTACTATATATTATGTTGGTAAAAATAAATTTACTGTTAAAGTTGTAGGAAAAAAATATAATCCTGATAATTTAGGAGATCTTGAACGTGCTTCTCAAAACATAGCTGATTTATTACAATTACATTATGCACCTGAAGAAGGGAAAGAACAAGAAGTTGCAGATGCTGAAATGGCAGCTGATTTAAATAAAGCATCAGGTTCATCAGGAAGTGGTGGAACTTTTCCAGGAAGCGAACCAACACCTGAGATTCCGGAAGAAACACCGGAAGAATCACCTGAGATTCCGGAAGAAACACCGGAAGATGAAACACCTATTAATTAAATATAAATCTAAATTAATGAATTTAACAAAGGATTTTTTAAATGAAGTTAAAAATACTCCATTAAAGAAAAAGGAAACTTTTATTTTATCTGAAAGTTTAGGTAAATTTAATAAAGGTGATATAATACAGATTAAAGAAATGAAGGTTATAGAAAATGATATAGAATTATATTTAATTAATAATTACGGTATTTCTGATACATTTTATTTAGATAAAGAAGATATAGGTCTTTAAATTATAAAAGGCATAATATTTTTATTATATTATTTTTAACTAATAATTAATTTATGAATAAAAAAATTAAACGACTTTTTTTTGATATAGAAACAAGTCCAAATATAGGTATGTTCTGGTCATCTGGATATAAATTAAATATATCTCACGAAAATATTATTCAAGAAAGAGCCATTATTTGTATATGTTATAAATGGGCTGGTGAAAAAGAAATTAATTCATTAACTTGGGATAAAAATCAAAGTGATAAAAAACTTTTAGAACAATTTATAAAAATAGCTAATGAAGCTGATGAAATAGTTGGTCATAATGGAGATAAATTTGATTTACCTTGGGTACGAACTAGATGTTTATATCACAACATATCTATGTTCCCTAATTATGTTACTATAGATACTTTAAAACAAGCTCGTTCTAAATTTAAATTTAATAGTAATAAATTAGATTATATAGCTACTTTTTTAGGAATAGGACATAAACTTAGTACAGGTTTTTCATTATGGAAAAATATAGTTTTAAATAAAGATGAAAAAGCTTTACAATCAATGGTTAAATATTGTAAAAAAGATGTAGAACTACTTGAAAAAGTTTATAATAGATTATCAACATATTTACCTGCTAAAACACACCATGGAATATTAATAGGTAATGAAAAACATTCATGTCCTGAGTGTAGTTCATATGATATGAAATTTTCTAAAAAACGTATATCAGCATTAGGAACAGCAAAAATCCAATTACAGTGTAAGAAATGTGGAAAATACTCAACTATTTCAGAAAAAACATATAATGATAATATAAGTTAATATTTATATTAAATATAATTAATGGGTATAAAATTATTAGATATTGTAAAATTTATTATTTCAGAACAAGAAACAGATAACCCTGAAGTAAATCCTGAGATAATAAATCCTAACCCGGAGAATACCCAACAAGAACCACAACAAGAAATTCCTCCTGCGGAAACTCCTGAACAACCTTCAGGTCCTATTAGTAAAGATGAAGCTAAACAACTTATAAAAGATACTAAAGGTAAATTCTTTACAGTTACATTTACTAAAAAAGACGGATCAAAACGTGTTATGAATGCACGTTTAGGGGTAAAAGCATATTTAAAAGGAGGTGAATTACCCTATAATCCTGAAGATAAAGGCTTATTACCTGTATTTGATGTACAGAAAAGAGAATATCGAATGATTAATATAAATACTATATCTAATTTGAAGATTGGTAGTAATGATTACGAGGTTAGATAATATTTATACACATGATAAAATTAACAAACATATTATTAAAAGAATATACTGAAAAAACTATAAAAGATACTTTAACTAAATGGGGTATCAAACCAGGTTCACCTGATGAAAATGTAGCTAGATTTTTAATCCAACGTTTTGATCAAATCAAAAGCGGTTTAGCTCAAAAATTAGACATAGTAGTACTTCCAGATGAATTAAAGAAAGGAAATAATTATCTTAATATTGAAAAATATTCATTTGATGATATGGATAAATTAATCCGTTCTATTCCTGAAAATCCTGAAAAAATAAAAAAAGCAGCTGTAGAAAGATTTGCTAAAGATATTGATAAACCGACAGCTCAATCATATGTTGCTCGTTTTATGAATAACAAAGACACATTAAAATATGCTGTTGAAAATGGTACTGAAGATGGAGCTTTTTCTAAAGAAGATGTAAAAAAATTTATTCCTAACCGTTTATTAATAGATAATGCTTTTTTAGATCCACGTAAATGGCAATGGCAACCTTTTGAACAAATGTTAGATGCTTTATTTCCTTCACAAAGACAAGCTGGTGAAGAAGGAGATAATATGGCTACAACAGATGCTGATAAAGTATATGACAAAAATGGAATAGAAATACATGTTGGTGATGATATAAATAAATGTATTTCGTATAGTCCTGTTTTATCTAATACTAAACGTAAAAAATATGGTTGGTGTGTAACTCAAGTTGGTAATACAAATTATGATTATTATAGATTTGGTTCAAATTCACCTACATTTTATTTTGTATTTGATAGAAATAAGTCATCTGATCCTGAGCATTCACCTTTTAAAGATAAATGGCATGCTTTTGTAGTTCAAGTTAATGCGGATGGAAAATCATACATAGTAACATCAGCAAACAACGATTCAGATACATCAGCTAAAACTTGGGATGATATATCAAAAATAGTACCTTCTGATACTTGGAATAAAATTAAAGACTTAAAAGCTTATTTTAAACCAATAGCTTTATCTGCTGTAGAAAGAGGAAGAAAATTTGCTGCTGGTAAAGATTTATCTTTAAGTGAATTTAAAGAATTAACTCAAGATGAAAAAATATTATATACACAAGGTAAAGCATCTAAAAATCAAATTTCATCAGATATTTTAGATATATTACCTAAATATAAAATAAATCTAGAAGGTCGTTCAACAACTTTAGCTAACGTAGCTATTGATAGTGGACAAGAAATACCATATTCTGCTTTAAAAGAATATGAAAGTTTAGCTAAACGATATGCTATATTTCGTTTTAGACACACTAACTACAGTAAAAAACCAATACCATTACCTTATGTACAATATTTAGATGAACCTGCTAAAGAAAAGTATTTAAATACATTTGATAACAATTTAACATTTGAATATATTGAAAAATATTTTGGTGAAGAGCAAGCTAAAAAATATGTTGAAAAACAAATTAAAAATTTAGATTTCTTACCAGAAGAAGCTATGAAATATATTAATGATGATAAAATAAAAAGTTTATATACAATATATAATAAATTATTTCAAAATTGGACATATAGTTCAAATACAAATGTTGCTGAAGAACAATTGGAAAAACAATTCATAATGCCTGAGCAAGAAATTAATACTGCTCCTTTAAATTATGAACAATGGAAATCTTTAGATTCAAAAGAAAGAGATATAATATTTAAATTAACATCTAAAGCAAATGGTAATTTTGCAAAATATCCTACATTATCATATGCTGTTCCTTTCTTTATTGAAGATAAAGGAAATAAATATGTTTTATTACCTAAAGAAAATAAATATCCTTTTGATACTTGGATTTTATCTGATATGAATGGGAAAATTATTAAAGATAATATAAGTGGTTTATCTACATTAGGTGATAGTGAATTACAATATGGTTATCCTGATTTTGAATCAGAAGATGTTAAACGTATATATCCTATGTCTGATTTAAATATTACAAATGGTAATATAAAAGAAAGTAAACGTCTTAAATATTTAGCTGGTATAATAAAATGATTAAATTAACAGATATATTATTTGAAATAAAAGTAAATAAACCTTTTCGTTATGAAAAAGCGTATGGAGAAAGTCATTCTTATGATGAATATATAGAAAATAAAGAAAAACTTCAAGAAAATCCTGATAATTATTTAGTTGATCTAAAGAACAATAAAATAATAGCCTCTTTTACAGGATGGAATATAGCAAGGTGGGCTAGATTAGCAGAAAATTCTACTAATAATATTAAATATTATGTTGCTTCTAGATCTGCAATAACAAACCCTCCACATTATTTAAAAACACCTCATATAGATATTAATGATCCTAATTCATGGGAATCGTCAAATGTTGCTTTATCTTTAATTAAAAAATATAATCCAAAAGATTTAGAAGAAATAAAAATATCTGTACCTTATCCTCCAAAAACAATTGGATGGTGGTTTTCTAAGTTTCCTGAACCTTATCGAACACAAGCCATAAAAAATTGGAAAAATGGTAAAGTATATAAAATTAATCCAAATGGTCCTCTTTTTGATAATATAGTAGCAGCATTATCTGGTGCTTTTGTGTGGGAGGATACTCCAGAGGGAGTTACATATTGGTTAAATTTATCAGTAAATACTCCTTTATTATCAGAAATTAAAATTAATCTACCTAAAGATTCAGGTTGGTATCATGATGTAAATAGAATGACTGATGCTAGAATTCAACAAGCTTGGGTAGATTATTATACAAATAATATAGATGGTAAAAAACTAAAACAAATAATTTTATCTATATGTAAAAATATGAAGGGTGGAAATAGTTTTATACGATATATTAATGATCATACTAATAATTTTTTCTCATTTGAAGAAAACCTACCCCCTTCTTCTAGTGGTTCTTTTTTAACTGGTTTCTATGATTTTGATTTTGAAACAGATGATCTAAGTGAAGAAGAACAAGATTTACTTAAAGATAGAATGGAGAAAGCTTATTATTCAATTTTATATAAAATAAAAAATAATAAAGATATAAATGAAATTAAAGTAAACAAACCATTTAAACCACCTACACATTTTCCAATAGTTGTAACTAAAAAAGAATATCCACAAGTTACTGAATATTTAACTAAAATGGGATATAAATGGACGGGAGAAACTTATACTGATTTTAATGAATGGAATCCTTGGGATAATGGTGGTGAAGACGAAGAAAGTAAAATTTATTTACTTTTAAGAAATAAAAATATAATTTATTGGGGACATATTGAGAATGTACGTGCTACAGGAGAACTTACTCCAACACCAATAAAAAATTTTAATAAAATAGATGAAAATCAACAAATACAAAATATAAATTATTACCAACAAATATTAGATCAAAGCAATGGGTTATCCATTACACAGAGACAATATTTTCAAAAAATAATAAATTCAATTAAAAAACAAAATAATAAAGTTACTCCAAGACAACATGATTTATTACAACGAATAAAATCAGGTAATTTTAAATATTCAACTAAAAACGAAATTAAAATCAACCAACCAAATTCAGATATAATAAAATATCCTGTCAAAATAGAAAATGAAAAAGATTTAGAAAAATTTAGAGAGAAATTTTGGAAAATACATTGGGATAAATATAAAGAAGAATATATAAAGAAAAGAGAATATAATAACTACGAAGAATATATAAAGGATGTTGGTGATTTTAGCCTTGGCTCAGAAAACTTAAAATTTCCTTATTATATAGTTTTATATAATAATTATCCTAAAAAAACAAAAAACCCTCAATTACAAAATTCTTTATCATATATATTAGATAAAATTAAAACTTTACCTAAAGATAAACAACAAGAATTAAGACAGATTCTTAAAGATAAATTTAATATTCAAGAAATAAAAGTTAATAATCCTAATAAAATTAGAACAACTTGGTATGAAGAAGATGGATTATATGATATTCATTTTGGATTTAATATAGATAAATATAATTATTATGCATATATAGATACTAACAAACCAGATGAAGTAAATATATTTATCAATAGAGATGTTTTTAGTGGTGAAAATAAATATAATAATTTAATAAAATATTTAGATAAAAAAAATATAAAATATACTACTGATGAAGATGCAGATTCTTTATTTATAGAATTAGATAAAGATAACTTTAATATAATAAAATGATTAAACTGGCAAACATATTATCCGAAATAAGAGTAAATGCTCCTAATAAAAATATATATATAAAATCAAAAGATGAATATAATTATATTGATAAAGATACATTAGAAGGTTATTTAGAACATGTAATAGATGAAGATTATTTAGATGAATTAAGAAAATACATGCAATTTGAAAATGGATTTTGGATGTCTGAAAATCATTTTTTTAGCGACAATACTATTCCTGTTATTAAAGGAAAAAGTGTAGAACAAATAACTAATAAAGATGTTGAAACCTTTTTTAAAGGAGAAGTTAGTTGGTATATGTTTGGAAATGGTTATAGTTTCCCTTATAAAAATAAAGCTGTTCAAGAAATAAAAGTAGTTAATCCAAATTTGATTAAATATACTTGGTATGAAGAAGATGGGTTTGATGATATTCATTTCGGATTTAATATAAATGGGTATGATTATTATGCTCATATAGATGTTAGTGAGCCAGATGAAGTAACAGTTATTATTGATAAAGCTGCTCATAGTGGTGCAAATGAATATGATAATTTAATAAAATATTTAGATAAAAGAAATATTAAATATATTGAAGATGAAGATACTGAAGAAGAAGTTCATTATATTGATTTAAATAAAAACAATTTTAATATAATAAAATGATAAAATTAACTAATATAGTAGATGAGATAAGAATAAATCAACCTATAAACATATTTCCAAAAGATCTAATACAAAATATAATAGATATTAATCCATGGTTAATAACAACTATTGATTCTTATACTAATTTAGACGATTTTTTAAAAGAAGAAGGTTATCCTAGTTTAGAAGAATATTTATATGACATGGGATATGGTGATGAAGACGAAAATGGAACTGTAACAATGGATGAAAACGGGCAAAAATTATTACAATATTTTCCTTTATATTATAAATTAATTAAAGAAGGAGATATTTTAATATATTATTTTAAAGACGATGATGTTAACATAACATCACCTATTCCTTATAAAAACATAAATATAATAGTTTTAGACGACAATGATGGTAGTATATTATATTGTAATAACTTTTAATATATTTATTGTCAAAGAATATATGTTAACAATATTAATTTTTATTTTAATAATCCTAATAAAACAACACAAAATGAGCCAAGAACTAGACGCAATTAAAGCAGGGGTAATTGCTGCACAAGAAAAAGTAGTTAAAGTAGCAGCAGATGTTACTCTTTTACATGCTAAAGTAGATGCTATTATTGATGTACCAACAGCTGAACAATGGGCTGAAGTACAACAATTAACAGCTGATTTAAATTCATCTTTACAAGTTATAGATGACCAAACTCCAGAAGAATCTGTAGTTTAATTTACAGAACAGATTCATAGCCTGTTCGAATTTTTAAAATTATATTAAAGCATCTGTGGCGCTACTTAAAAGGTAGCGCCTTTGTTTTTGTAAAGGCAAAATTTAATATTATATTTAAGTAAAAGAAAATTTATGACAAGGATAAATTGTGGTATTAAACCAGCCGAATTAACTCAAAAACATTTACTTGCTGAACATCGGGAAATAAAACGTCTTCCTAATCTTATATCTCGTGGTAGATATAATTTAAATAATATACCAAATGAATTTACTTTAGGTAAAGGACACGTTGCTTTTTTCTATAATAAATTAGAATTTGTAAGAAAACGATATGAAGAATTATATACTGAATGTAAAGCTCGAGGATATAATGTTACTTATTACGGAGATGCTTGGAATAATATTCCTAAAGAATTTATGAATGATTATATTCCTACAAAACGAGATGAAGAAATAATTAGACAACGTATTAAAGAAAAATTAGAAGGTACTTATGAAGCCAATAGGAATAAATAGTAAAGATTTTGGATGTTGTCCTGGGCATGATAAAATTCCCTATAAAGATGAATATGAAACAAGGAGAGGAAGACGAGATAGAAAGATAAATAGAAAGAAAAAGTTAACACGTTCTTGGAAACGAGCAGAAAAAAACAATATAAAATAAAATATGAATAAAAGAATAGTAATAATTGGAGCCGGCGTAGCCGGCATTAATGCTGCTACGAAATTAGTAGACAATGGATACCCAGGTAATTTAATTACAATAATAGATAAAGGGCAAGACCCATATAAAAGACCAACAAATGAAGTTATGCTGGGTTTTGCAGGAGCTGGACTTTTTTCGGATGGTAAATATTGTTATTTATCAAACACTGTAGGAGGACATTTAACTAAATATTGTGGAGAAGAAAATGCACAACGACTAGTAGATGAAGGTTTAGAAATATTAAAACGATTTCACCCTGATTCTTCTAAAATTATGTATTCTGCTCCTATTAAAGAACCTGAATTTATTAAACCATATTTTAATTTAAGATTAGCTCCAACTTATCATATTGGTACAAACTTTCTTCATGAAATGGGTAAAAAATGGTTTGATTATTTAGTTGAAAAAGGAGTTAAGTTTATGTGGGAAATTGAAGTAGAGGATATTAATTTTAATAAACAAGAAATAAAAATTGGTAAAATTAAATTTGAAGATGGAATTAAATTTAATTTATTAGTTAGTTTAATTTCTATTAAATATGATAAACTTATTTATTGTACTGGTAAATCTGGAATTGATTTGACTCAAAAATTAATTAATCAATATAATCTTAAAAAAGAACCTAAATCAGTTCAAATTGGTGTTCGCATGGAAGTACCTCAAAAATATTTTGATAAATTGATTGAGACTGCTTATGATTTTAAGTTACATCAAAAACCTAATAATAGAGTTTCATTAAGAACATTTTGTACTAATAATTTTTGTGCATATGTAGCTGAAGAAACTACTTATGGTATGAAATCATATAATGGACATAGTTTTAAAGATGAATCTATGAGAAATAATATGACTAATTTTGGAATAATAATGGAATTAAAAGGAATTGAAAATCCATTTGAATGGCAAAAACAATTAGTTGAAAAATGTCAAAGTGAAGGTAAGGGTTTATTCTATTCTCCAACTCGCAAACCATCCCATTCAGCAGAAGGTGAAGAAATGAATTTAAAACAATTAAATAATTTAGATTTATTTAAAGAAATTTATGGCGAATATGCTCAATATATAATTAATTTTATTGAAGATTTAAATAAAGTATTTAAATTTGAAGGTGATTATTCCTTATATATTCCAGAAGTTAAATTTCTATCTGAAGAAGTATTGGTTGATTATAATAATTTATCTTTAATAGATTATCCTAATATTTATTTTTGTGGAGATAGTTTATCTGCTAGAGGAATAGCCGTTAGTGCTGCTCAAGGATTATATATAGGAAAAAATATATTAGATGATAGGAATATATAAATATTGAATATTTATTATCAAAGCAACCTTAATGAAAAAAAGCAAATTAATTGAGACTCTTCGTAACATAATTAGACGTGAATTAAAAGAAAATTCAGCTGCACCTTCTAAACCAGAAACAAGACCAGGACCCGCGATTCATCCTGGTAAACCAGGTACTGATAAACCTAAACCTCGTCGTCCATTAGGTAATCCTGAAGTCAAACCAAAACCAAAAGCTTCTTTAAACGAAGAAGAAGATGAATTAGTTAACAAAATAGTAGCTCGTTTCAAATCTAAAGATTAAAATGAATGAAATCAAAGTAAATAAACCCAATTCCATTAAATTTCCATTAACATTAAATAATGAAAAAGAGTGGAATAAAATATGGCCTATATTAAATAAAAAAGGATATATATGGGCTGATGGGGAAGAAATAGATGACTTTCTATCAGATATGCATGATTTCCCTGTAATAATAGATATATATTCGGATAATGAAATTTATATTAAAGACGATGAAGATGATGATGAAATGAATGAAATCAAAGTAAATTCTCCTAGAAGATTTAGTCCTGGACAATTAGTATATCTTTTACCTAAAAATATTAAATTAAATATACATAAAGATCCTAATTTTTATTATAAAAAAGAAGGAAATGATATATTTTATGTAGTAGAAAATCCTGAAACTGGAGAAAGATTCAGAGTAAACCAAAATAAATTATCAATGAAACCCAACACTTTAAAAGAAGTAGAATATAAAGACATATTTAAACCAGAAACAATGGCCGCTCTTAAAGGCAAATCTGGTGAATCTTTACGTCAAATGGCTGGTGATAAAAATTTAATGCAAACATTAAGACGTTCACAAGAATTGTTATCCCAAATAATAGAAGCAGAAGCAGATTATCATACAGAATTAGAGTTAATAGCTAAAATAATGGCTACTGATGCTTATCCTATAATAGATTATGCTAATATAAAAATAGATGCTAAAATAGATCCTAATGATACTTCATTACCTGAAATGGGAGATGAAGAAACACCTTCTGAAGAAACACCACCAGCCGCTGATGAAAAGAAACGTCGTATTATAAATGGTATTACTCAAGGTTCATCAATTAGAGGTTCATTTGGTTTCTTAATGTTTAGAGAATATCTAGATGATCTTGACCCTGCATTAGTAGATAATTATAGTGAAGTATTAAAAACAATATGGGCTACATATGATGATGAAAATGCTATAGCGATGATGCTTGCGGCATTAGCACAAAATAAAAATGCAGCTGCAGCTGGAGGTACATCAGATATTATATATGATGAAGAAAAAGAGCAATTTGTTATTAGAGCAAGAGCAATTTGTTTTCCTATATTATTACATGAAATTATAAAAGGTCTATATGAAATTATTGGAACTGAAGGTTTTGGTCCTGATAAAGAAAAAAATAAACATATTATAAATAAAGTAGATAAAATTTCTAATGAACCTCATGATTTACAATATGGTAAATTTATATATGATGGTTTAAA